TGTGTTTATTGTAATATTTTACCAGATAATTTTTATTGTGATTTAATCAATAAAAAAATATTAATATATACAAATTATACATTTATTGTGTTTATTGTAATATTTTACCACATATTTTTTATTGTATTTTAATCAATAAAAAAATATTAATATATACCAATTATACATTTATTGTATTTATTGTAATATTTTACCACATATTTTTTATTGTAATTTAATCAATAAAAAATATTAATACAAACAAATTATATATTTATTGTGTTTATTGTGTTTATTGTAATATTTTACCACATATTTTTTATTGTGATTTAATCAATAAAAAAATATTAATATATACAAATTATACATTTATTGTGTTTATTGTGTTTATTGTAATATTTTACCACATATTTTTTATTGTGATTTAATCAATAAAAAAATATTAATATATGCAAATTATACATTTATTGTGTTTATTGTAATATTTTACCACATATTTTTTTATTGTATTTTAATCAATAAAAAAATATTAATATAAATAAATTATACATTTATTGTGTTTATTGTATTTATTGTAATATTTTACTACATAATTTTTATTGTATTTTATTGATACAAATTTATTATCTAAAATAATTGAAGTTTATGAAGGAAAATAGAGATAAGAAGTTTAATTTTATGTAGTACATTGGAGCTTTAGAATAAGTTTATGAAGGAAAATACAATACATCTTTAAAATTTTATGCTAGTTTAAGAAAATTATAAATTAACTTAAGTATTAAATAAAGTATTAAATAATATAACTAATAATATAGATTGCATAAATGATATTGGTTTGAAATAATTTTTAATTTCTTCTTTAGATTTATTAGATAAAGAATAGATTATTTCAGGTACTAAAAAATTATATAAAATATATACAATATAACCTTTAATTAATAATAATAATAAAGCAAATAAAAATAATAATAATACACTTTCGAATTTTATACCATTTGATATACTTGGATTTCCTTTTATACCATTAATACTATTTTCAATAGCTTTCTTTCCACCATTCATTACGAAAAAATTAGAAGAATCAATTTTATTCATTAAATTGTTTACAAAAAAATTTAATACCATATTATATATTATTATCTGTATATTTTTTCTAATAGTATATTATACAAAATATGAAATTTATTTTAATTATATTTTTAATAATTATTATTTCTATTATTATATTCTTTATATTAAATTATCTTCTTAAGAAAAAAATAGAAAATTATGGAGTATATTGCGGATTATATAATACTATGACTGATTCTAAATTATCGTGCATGAATGATTCAGAATGCACATGGAATACAAATTTAGCATATTGTACTAATAATTCTTCACCAAATGAAGAACATGAATCATTATTTGGACAATTACAGAATGATTTTACTAGTATTGTACATTCAATTTAAGGAAACTGAAATCATAGCTTTAGCGTATTTTCCGGAGTTTACGAAGGAAAATATATCTAAACATATTTAACTTTATTGTATGTTTTGTCCCTATTAAATCCAATTTTATTATAATAACAATTTTCTGATATTTTCCAAGGAAATGGAACCATTTCAAATGTTCTATTCCCACAATCTGCATTATAATAATTAGGCTGAGGTATATAATTATTAGTACATTGTAAAAAAGTTCCATTTACAATAGGACATTCATACTCTCTTGATTTATAACATTGTTCAGTGTTTAATGTTGGAACTTGACATTCATTCAATGCTTTAACATCATTTTTTTCATAATAATTAACAAAATTAGCATTTTCCATTATTTTTTCAATATTATTTTTTTTCATACATATTAATAAATAAATTAAAAAAATTAATATCATAATTACAGAAAAAAATTCAAATAACATAATCTTATATACTCTTTTAAGAAAAAAATTTTATTAAATATATTTTATTTCATATAGTTATTTATCAAAGGATATATATATTTTAAACCAATTTATCTAAATAATGTAAATCATCTAAATTTTCAATACCTTCTAATTTATTAAAATTAATAAATTGTTTTATTATATCAGGATATTGATAATATTCATTTTCATCATATATTTTATGCCATTTAAATTTCTCTTCTATATTTGTATTAACATGTTTTTCATATTTTAATATAATTTCTTCTAAACTCAAATTTTTATCAACATTTTCTCTATACCACTTTACAGTATGATGATATCTATTTGCAAAATCTTCAATTGTTCCTCTAAAATTTGAATCATGCCAAGGTGTAAAAACTTCTCTTAAAAAAACGCGTCTAAAATTTTTTATTTTAGCATCAAATTTAAATGGTTTATTTTTATCACCAGTATTATATACTTTATGATATTTCATTGAATGATTATATGATGGCATATCACCAACATTTGGCCAATATATATCTGGAGTATTTTTAAAAAAAAATGGATGTGGAACTAACCATATTTGTTTTTCATCTTTAGGTGTATGTATTAAATCTTTTTCTAAAAAAACAATTGATGTATATCCAAATGTATAACCTTCTTTAATTAAATTTAATATATTTTTACAATCATTTTCTAAATTAGTATTTGTAAAAAAAATTTCATCGCCATCTTGTAATAAATAATAATCTGCATAACTTTTTGTTATTTCAATTGCTAATTTCTTTCGCTCTCTCAATTTTAATTCTGATTCAATAATTATAATATTTAAATTCCATATTTTTTTACAATATTCTACTACTTCACGTGTTTTATCAATCCCTTTTTGTATTAATACAACATATTGATATACAATATCTTTTGTACTTGCAATTGATAATCCGATCATATTTTGTTCATCCCATACAGGCATAATAGATATTATTTTAGGAAGTGCCATTTATATTATTTATATTGAAAGTTTTTAAATATATTTAGTAATGTTTTTTTTCAAATTATCAAAATATACTTTAACTAAATTCATTTTCCTTCACATACATTCCGAAAAATAACCATAAACTTATGCTAAAGCTTCAGTTTACTGCATTTTTAGTTATATATTTATAAAATTATTTTAAGATATTAAAAAATCATTTTTATAAAATAAAATATATTTATATTATATGACTAATACTATATGTAATTATGATGATATTTCAAAATACGTAAAACCATCATCTCAAAATTATATACCTGTTCATAACTATGCAGATTTTACTGCAGATGTATATTTATATTATAATCAATACTATGCATCTCCAAAAGTTACACAAGAAAGAAGAATATTACGTAATTATATAAATAATCAAAATTCAATTAAAAAATCTAATATAAATCCATTTTTTAATAATAAAAATAAGAAATTTAACTTTTTATATGCATATGAATTAACATATATGTTAATACAATATGCAAATAATAGTATTGATACATTTATTTTAATTGATAATATGTGGTGTCCATTTAGACGATTTAATGGTATAAATTGTAATGAATTAAAAAAATTTTTAATACAACATAGTGCTAAATATTATTCAAAAAATTAATGTAAATATTTTCTTATTTATATGTATAATGTTAATAAAAAAATCAAACAAAAACTCTAAAAATTTTTTAATAAAATATGGTAAAAAAATGGAAGGAAGTGGTGGTAATAATAATAATAAATCTCCAACAATATCAGATAGATCTATGAACTTTATTGAAGAAATAGAAGAACAAATATCACCTAGATTTGCAAAAATGGTAGGAGCATTAGAATTATTACAAAAAACACAAACAAAATTATCATTAGAAAAAATTAATTTACAACAAAATACAAATAATTCAAGTAAAGTTAATAATGGTGTATCGCCATATACTTCTTATCACTCTACTCTTAAATTAAATTCTAAACGAAATAAGATTTTACCAAAAAAATTATCTTGTTTATATTATGCAAAAAAATTTAGTAAAAGATTAACAAATATATATATAGCATTTAATATTAAAAATATAAATAAAACACGTTTTAATATAATACAAATTAAACAACAAATTAGAGAAAAAATTAAAAAATGGCTTATAACAGGTGAAACAAATAAATATATAGAATTTTTATTTTCTCCTGTACCAAATAGAGATAATAGTATACCTAATTATCCTATATGGTGGTCTGGATTTTATATAGAAAATAAAGACAAATATAGAAATCCAATTAAAAAAATGAGATATGCATCGAAATTACTCAATGGTTATTCTTCGTTAGGTACATATTCAGGATATTATGCAGGGAATATGCAAAATTTATATTGGTCACAATGTACAGATTCAAGTATAGGTGTTATAAAATTTAATTTTGGTAAATTTATGTCTCAGGCATTTACTTTGAAAGCATTAGAATCTAATCCCAAAGAAATAGGATATTTTCTTGGTTACAAAAAAATATCTAAATTTTTAAATACTGATTTTTATAATACAGAAATTGAATTAATAAATGATCATTATGAAAAAAATAATATGAAGGTCAATTTAACTATATTTAATTCATATAGTCATTCTAAAAAAATAATTGAGCTTTTACAACAAAAAACAACATGTATAAATTATTTTTATTATACAGATATGAATTTAATAAGATGTGTTAAAAAATATTTAAAAAATAAAATTTTACACAATTTATTTAGACCTAAAAAATAGTTTATTGGATAAAGTATTTACTTTGGAGATTTGGTAAAGCATTAATTATTTATAAAAAAAAGAATCATTTATATCATTATAATTAATATAATCTAATATATTACATACATTAATATATATTGGTTTATAATTATCATTAACATTAAATATAATTATTGGGTCAATTTCTTTTACTTTTGGTTTTTCAATAATTTCAATATAAAAATTATCTATTTCGATTTGTTTATAATCGTTATAAAAATATAAATTAATTGAAATATTATCATTATTAAATTGATTATTATCTAATACAAATGAAAATTCATTTATTTTTAATGATTCTTCCATATCATAAATAAACTCTTTATTATCATTACTTATTTTTAAACTTACATTTTCTACGTTATTTAGTATCATGTTACAAATTATTTTATAATAATTATTATTTTTTGTTTCAATATTAAATACTAAATTATTACAATTATCATTTTCTGGAATAATATAATGTGATATTGTTTTTTTAAATATTGATATTTCTTTATTTGTTTTAAAATTCTTTTTAGATAATTTAGATAATACTAATGCAGTTTCTTCATTAATATTTATATCAACATTTTTTTGATATAAAATAGCATTTTCATTCTTGATGTCTATGTTTTCTTTCTTAGATGGATTTAATTTGTTTTCTATATTTTTTTTAATTCTATATTTTTTTAATTTTTTTTTAATAAGAGAATGTATTAAATAAATAATTGAATAATACATTAAAATTTTCGAAAACATATTGTATAAATACTAAATATAAAAAAAAATTATAAATTAACTCTAGATTAGTAGTATTAAATCAGTTTTGTTACAATTTAATTTAGAACCTTATATTTTCCTTCATACACGTTTTGGAAAATATGTAGTAAACAGGAGCATTAGCGTAAGTTTATGGTTATTTTCCGTCTAAATTATGTAGGTCTCAGTGTTTCTCTTTTTTTCAATTCATTATCAAATAAAATACGCGGTCCGGGTAAATATTTCATACCTTTTTCAATATCTCTTACTCCTTTTACAAATTTAAATAGTCCAGGAATAATTTCAACAGAAGAAGATTGATCAGATCCCCAATCATTATGACTAATACAAATATGTCTTTCTATACCATCAACACCTAGCCCAACTGTTGCAAAACTTGATACTAAACCAAATTCATGACCCGAATAATATATTTGTTTTCCAGGATATTTATTTTTTAACCATGTAATATAATTTAAATTTAATTCTTCATATAATGCAGGATAACAACTATTTGTATGCATTATAATATCAGGATTACAAATATTTACACATTGTTCAATCTCTTGTTCTGTACTCATTCCAGTGCTTATCATAAATAATTCAAACTTAGATCGTGCATATTCACATAATTTTAAATCATTAATCAAAGCACTAGGAATTTTACCCATTTTTGTATATTTTGCCATTAAATCAACAGATGGTATATCCCATACTGATGCGAAAAAAATTACGTCTATTTCTTTTGCATATTCAAATAGTTCTACAATCTGTTCTTCATTAAATTCAATTTTATTTTTATATTCTAAATATGTCATTTTTCCCCAAGGTGTTTCTTTCATTTTATATTTTTGTTCTTCTGGAACACATAATTGAGGTGTTCTTTTCTGTATTTTAACATAATCAACACCAGCATATTTTGCTAATTGCATCATTTTCTTACAAATATTAATATCACCATTATGATTAATTCCTATTTCTGCTATAATTTTAACCATTTTATAATATTAAGTATTATTATCTTTTTAATATCACGCGAATAAAAGGAATATATTTAATGATTATTATAAGTATAATGAAAATTAAAAATTTACTGTCTTATTTTTATTTTTATTCTGTTAATTCTGAAAAAATTATTAAGAATATAAATATTCCTTCTTGTAGAAATTGTATTTATTATAAACCATCTATGTATGAAAATGATTTTATGTAGTAAACTGGAGCCTTAGCGTAAGTTTAAGGTTATTTTCCGGAGTTTACGAAGGAAAATACATCACCTTTTGTAAAATGTGAAAAATTTGGCGAAAAAGATATTATTACCGATAAAATAAAATATACATATTCAGATTTCGCTAGAAATGATGAATCATTATGTGGAAAAGAAGGAAAATATTTTGTAGAAGAAAAAAATATAAATATGAAAATATTAAAACATTCAATACTAAAACCAATTAATTTAATTATAATAATAAAATTATTTAAATAATTTATTTAATTTTGTATAACTATCATGATTATTTATTTTACATAATTTATGGGTATCACCTATTAGATTTCCCATATATATATTTCTAAACATTTATTATTTTGTTATTGTTAACTTTAATATATAATTTTTTATATTAATTAAATAAAATTAAAATCTAATTTTTTAACAAATTTATTATATATAATTTTCTCAAAAAAATATATTTTACAGAGTTTATGAAGATAAATATTTTTTTTTAATAAATATTCCATGTAATGTATTTTTATTAATATAATTATTTTCTATCAAATTTTCAATATTTACATTAATTTTAATGAATCCTAATGTATTAAATGCTACTATTTTTTCATTACTATCACAATATTTTTTTAATTCATCGATTGTAAAAATATGTTTTAATTCAATATCATCGCCATTATGATCAACACCATGAAAAAATTTATAATTATCATTAATAATATTTTTTCTCATATCTGTAATTTTATCAATCCAATATTTTAGCAATAATTTATCATAATTGAATTTTTTATTTTTAAAATCATATATTGTTTTGTTTAATAAATCTTTATTAATATCTGACCAATTATCAACAATTAAAACAGGTAATTCATCAAACAAATTAGTTATATTTGATTTTTTTATAATTGGAATAGAACCTAAACATAATGCTTCCCATGTTCTATGACAATCTAAACCATTTCCATGAGGTGATATAACAAAAGCATATTTAGATTGATTTAACCATGTTTCTTTTCTATTGATTTTATTATTTTCATATAAAATTAATTCTTTATCTATTTCATCAATTGCTTCTTTTCTATCATAACCGTATTTAGTTTCAATAAAAAAATGAAAATTAGAATAACATTTTATTTCTCTTTCCCAAAATGGTTTTGAACTATTTTTTATATTTTCTAATATATCTTCTTGTTCATTAGGTGATAATCTATTACCCCAATCAGAATCTTTTTCATTCATAGTATGATAATCTAACCCAATTGGTATTTTACTTAATTTTGGATGATCAGACAAAATACAATTTTGAGAATACCAATGTATTATATTATTATTTTCAATAAATGATATAAAATCTTCATTTGAACTAAATATTTCATTTGGTACTGTACAATCACTATCACCTGAAACTAATATAAATTTTACGTTAATATATTTTACATAATTTATAAAAATTTTTATTGCAAAATTGCATACATATAATGTACAACCATCATATAATTTACTAAAATTATAATTATATAAATTATTTATAGATGATATTGGGTTTAAACTTTTAACATCACATGATTTTAAAATACCTCGTGATGATACATATTTACAATTATTTTCTTGATCATTGATAAATAAAATATGTGGAGATATTTTTATTTTAGCACCATATTTTTTTATTGCATTTAAATGAAAAAACCTATGTTCACAATCTTCTAATAAATTTATTTTTATGGTTTGATTAATTATTTTTATATTTTCTTTTATTAAATCATTGTCAATTAAATATAGTGATTTAAATATATTATTACTATAATAACTATTTATAAATTTATCTTTTCTATATATTGCAAAACCATTAAAAGCAGAATAACACTCCAATAAATCTTCACTGTTTAATTCTTTTAATTTTTTACTTATATAATCTTTCATCATATCAACAACAAATAATGAGTTAATTTGTTTGTCTGCCCAATGCCAACAACTTACTACGTATGGTTTAATAGATAAAGCCCATATATCATAATAATCTTCTCTATTAAAAGACAAAGAATCCCAATCATCTCTAATTAAATATTTATACAAAATATCAATATTTATTTTTTTATCTGATACATCATCAACATCCATCATTATAAAATATTCATAATTAATATTATCTTTATCATTTTTAATATAATTTAATATAGAGTTTCTAGCATTTGCAATATTTTCAGTTTTGTAATTTGATAATGGGTTTTTATTAACAATTATTTCAATATCACATATATTTTTAAATTTATCTTTTATATCAAATAATAATTTTAAACTATTATCTATTGAAATGTCATATGCTATTATAATTTTATAATTATCAAATATATTACCTATTTTTTCAATATTTTTAAAGACATTAATTAAATATTTTTCACAATTTAATACACAACCGCAAATATAACAATTCATTTTTAATATATTATATATTTTTTTAAATATATAATATCGCATTTCTTCACCATATGTTTTCATTCTATATTATTTTAATAGTATTAAATGAATTTATAACATCTTTTTTTATTCGTAATTCTAATCTTTTTTTAGATTTATATAACTTAACATTACCATATTTATCATTAATAAAATTTTTTATATTTATACTTTTCATACTTTTTGTAAAACCATGTGATTTAATATATATTATGTTATTAATATTTATTTTAAAACATGATAAGTAAACATTTGTTTTAGTTGATATAAATATACAATAATATAATTTTGTAAGGGGAACTTTATTTTTAATACTAAAATTCTTAATTTTATCAATATAATCTTTAATAAACATTCTTATCACTTTTATATCATTTTTTGTATTAAAATATAGATCTAAATTATTACCTGTACTACCAAAATTTTGCATTATTGACTTTTCATTTGATATATTATTATTCATGCAAAGACACATAGTATCAATTGCATTATTTTTTTTGGTTATTACATCCATTGGAGAATTTCCATCTCCAATTCTTATACCATTTGATGATTTTTTTATCCACCATTCACTAAAACCACTTTCTAATTCTAAATTTTGTGTATTTGTTTCCCTATAATACTCAATTCTTGGTTCAATATATTTTTTTAAATAATTTTTTAATATTGTATAATCTATATCTAATTTATTATAATTAATTGGTGTTAAAATATAATTATTAAAAATATTTTTTTTTACTAATTTAATATTTTTATTTAATTTTCTAAAATTAACCATATTTACAAATAAATTATTTTATTATAAAAATCTTATATATAAAATATATTTTTTATAAAAAAATATTTAAATATTATATATAATGATTAAAAAGTATAATAATAAATTTAGTCTTCAAAATTTATTTAATATAATAAATCAAAAAAAAACATTTTTATTGCAAATATTTACTAATTTAATATTTCAAATATTAGTTACATTTGTAATATTTTATAATCTCAAAGTTGATTTTGTAAATAATAATTTATATTTAATATTATTGTTAATAGCAGAGTTTGCAATAATTTTTATTTTTTCATTTTATCAAATGCCAATATTTTTTAAATTTTTATTAATGACGCTATTTTCAGCAATATGGGGTTTAATATTTATTAGATTAAAAAATCATGTTCCTAAAGAAGTTATTAAAACTGCAATATTAGGAGTATTAGGAATTTTTATTGGAATGTTTTTATTTGGTTTATTATTGGTTGGTTTTGGAGTATATTTAGATTATAAATTTGCACTTGCACTATTAGGTATATTAATATTATTAATTATAGTAACAATAGTATTAATATTTATGCATCAATTTAATCATTATTATAAAGGAATTGCAGTAATAATAATTCTTATGTTTTCATTATTTATTATATATGATACAAATAATATTTTATACGGATCGTCGAATGACCCAATTGGTGCATCAATGGATTATTATTTGGATATAATGAATATATTTACAGCATTAGTAAATTTTCAATCGTAGATAAAGAACTATATTCCGGAGTTTACAAATTAAATTACTATAAACTTATAGAAAAAAATGTGTTATATAATATATATGTCAACTGAATTAAATGAATTAAAAGTTATGTCATGGAATGTACTTGCAAGACCATTTACGTATCATGGTTTATCACAACACAAATATGATCCAATAGAAATTGGTAATAGAATAGAAAACAAAAAACAAAAATATGAACATATTGAACAAACATTAATGAGATTTATTATAATATTAAATTTTATTATTACTAAATCACCAGACATAATATTGTTACAAGAAGTAGATTATAGTTTAAAATGGTTTTTGAAAAAAAAATTTAATGAAAAAAATATTCAATATAAAATTTATTATGATAATAGTAAAAAAGATTTTAATAGTGTTTCAACAGCAATTATTTATAAAAGTGATAAGTTTCAAGAAATAGGTAGTGCAATGATTGGTAAAAATAATACAAATACATATTTAAACAAAGATTCAAAAGTTTTATTACTCAATATTATAGGTTCAAATAAAAAAATAATAGTATCTTCTATTCATTTTCCAGGAATAAATAATGCAACGCCTGAATTCAGGGAAAGATGTATTGCTATAAGAACAAAACTATTAACAGATACTATTGAAAAAATAGCAGAATTGAAAAGTAGTATTATTTCTAATGTATCGGAATCAGATATTCCTATAATAATTGGAGGGGATTTTAATAATAATTTACGTAACGAAAATAGCTCTGTTAATATTTTGAAGTCACAACGTTTTAATACAAATAATATTAGAAATACAAACAAGGTTACAACTTGTAGCTTTAATTATGGACATCATCAACCTGCATATATAGATAAAATTTTTTATAAAAATATAACATTTCGTGGAATTGAGATTGAAGATAGAACATGTAATGATGGTATTATTACTTATAATAACAGTAAAGGTAATAAAAAAAATGAAATATATTCTAATGTAAAATATGGTTCTGATCATTTATGGATATTAGGAACATATGTATTATAAATATTTGGGTATAAATTATATCGACCGAAAAGATAAATGAGAGAAATTTCTTTAGCAATTTGTCTCAATACATTTCCTGATTTTCCTTTGTAAACTCCGGAAAATAGTTCTTTATCTACAAATAAATCCTTCTATAAATTCATTGTAGTTATGAGAAATTTCTTTAGCAATTTGTCTCAACACACTTCGTGAGTTATGAGAAATTTCTTTAGCAATTTGTCTCAACACACTTCGTGAGTTATGAGAAATTTCTTTAGCAATTTGTCTCAACACACTTCGTGAGTTATGAGAAATTTCTTTAGCAATTTGTATCCTTTATCTTTTCAATTTATGTATTTTCCTTCGTAAACTCCTGAAAAATAGTTCTTTATCTACGAATAAATTCTCCGATAAATTCATTGTAATTAAATTTATAATATAAAAAATAATATATATAAAATATATAGTATTTAATGAAATATATTTTTGAATTAAATAGTGATAATAATTATAAAATAGAATTTAAAAAAACTGATTTAAAATATGATATAACAGTTTTTGAAGAATATAGTAAAATACATGAAAAAATAAGGGAACAATCTAAAAAAAATAAAGATATTGAATATAGAGATTTAAGAACTAGATTTTTTAATTATTATGGAGAAGGTTTGAAATTTATTTTAGAACATTATGGATTTAAAGAATATAATATAGTTATTATTAATAAAATAAATAAATTAAACTGTATTAGTGTTGAGAAATTAATGTTAAATGATGAAAATAAAAAAAATTTTAATTTAAAAGTAAGAATAAATGATAGATTATTTAAAAAATTTTTAATAATATCATTATCAAATAGACAATTATTACATAATAAATGTATTATTGTTTTATTATATAATTTATATGATATATTAGAAATTGGAGGTAATTTAAATTTGCCAATATATAATTATAGTAGTTTTATTACAATTGAAATAATATATTTATTATTAATTTTTTTTGAAAAAGTTATATTTATTACAGGTAATACAATATTATGTTTAAATTATAAAGGAACTAATAAAAAAAACATCGTAGAAAAAATATTTTATAATAATTTAAATTTTAAAATTATAGAAAAAAATAATTTTGATAAATTAATTAAATATTTACATAATATTTTTTATATGTATGAAAAACAATATAATTTATTATTAAATGATGAAAAAAAATTTATTTTAGAAAAAAAAAAGTATATTGAAAATATTTTTAAAGAAATAAAAAATTTTAATGATAAATATGCAATAAAATACTATATTAATGAGTATTTTTTAAATTATTATAAATATAAGAAAATAATGATGAATACCATACAAAATAATTATCATATTAATATTATACCTGAACATACAAAAATAGAAAAATATACTATTGCAAAAGGTAATTTATTAACTAAATATATTATAAAATTTAAATTAAGAAAATGTTTACAATTAGGATTTAATGATAATACATTTACACCATATATTTTAAAAAATAATAAAGTAAAATTACTAATTATAGATAATGATATAAATATTGATACTAAAATATATGGTAGTAAATATAACTTTTCAAAAAAAAAAATTTATTTAGAATTACCATATTTATTAAGAAAGTATGGAAATGATTATTATGATTTAATATTTATTGATGATATTAATATTACTTATACTGAATTAATTATATATATATTTTATATTAATTATATATTGAATATATATGGAATTCTTATTATAAATAATATATCTAATAAAAATGTCATAAAAATAATAAAATTTATAGAATTAAATTTTTCTTCATTATTAAGAATTGATAATAACAATTATTTATTAATATATAAAAAAGTAATACAACAAACTAAAAAATTAATTTAAATTTTAATATTTTTTTTTGATTTTACTCAAGAAAATATTACGAATTTATATAATAATCCAAATAAAAATATAATAAATTTAATGAATATGTAAACTCTGGAAAATAGTGATTAACCTAAATTGCATTCCAGTTATTTTCTGTAATTTCTATTTATTTGTTTCTAGTGCTAAATTAGATGTAATTGAAGTATTATTAGTTATACTACCTAAAGAATTTATTTTTATATTAATTTTTTCTAAAATATCAATAATTTTACTTGGTTTACATATATCTAAATTAAATTTTTCACCATATATTTTTTTTCTGTAACTATCTATTCGAACAATTTTAAATATTGTTGGAAATAGTTTAAATTCTAAATTAGATTCTATATATTTTTTAATATAATTTAAATCAATATCAAAAATATTACATAATATTTTAATTATTGTTAAAATATTTTTTGAATTTCCAAAAAACATATATTCATTTTCTATTTTTTTTATGGATATATTACTAAATATAAAATAACTTATAAAAAATAATATATCTATTTTATCCCATATATTTGATATAAATGGATTAAGAAAATCAATTTTTTTGTGACCTGATAAATTTATATCTTTAAATAATTTATATTTACCATCATGATATACAATAATAGATGAAAATCCAAAATCAATTAATTTAATATCAAATATAAATATTGAATCTTCATATTTGTATTTTATAAAAATATTTCCAAAATGGAGATCATTATGTACAAAACAACATTTTTCTTGGTAAAAATTTAATATTTCACATATTTTTTTAAAAACATTAAAAAAATCAACTACAAATGATTGTCTATCCATTTCTGTTTCAATAAATTTTTGTAAATCACTAACTATATAAGATGAGTCTGATTCTTTAAATGCATAATCCATTATCATTAAAGATAAATCATTATCATAATCAAAATCTATATTATCAATATCAGGAACATAATTATTATTTAATGTATGTAAATATTTTTGAATTGAATATTCTATTAATACTAATGATGGAATATAACTTACTGTACCATATATTTGTTTCGTTTTAGAAAAATTAGATTTATAATAAATTCTTAAATGTCCAAATTTATATATTTTATTATCTACTCTAAATACTCTACCAGTTGCTCCTTTGCTAACTGGATTACTATTATAAATTTCAATATATGTACTATTGCTAAAATTTTTTTTTAATAATAATTTTGTTAATTTTAATAAAATAATATTTTCAATATGATAATTATAAATTGATGAAATATCTTTTTTTAAATCAATTAAATAATTTATTAAACATTGATATATTTCAGTTTTTATTTCAATACTATAATTATCTAAAATTGATATTCCTAAATATATATATAAATCTATATTTTTATTAAATGTTTTATTTAAATTATTAAATGTTATTATATTTAAATTTTCATAAAAATAATCTGTTTTAGATGATTTTTCTGATAAATAACTATCTCTTCCTTTCAAATAATTTAGTAAATTAGTATTATTTGTAATATTATCAAATTTAAAATTTGTAAAATGCTCTCTTATAGTTTTTTTTATTTTATCTATATCATTATTACTATTTAATATTGATTTAAAAATTTTAAATACACTATATGATGCACTATGATTTATGGGATATTTTTTTTTTAAATATAATAAAAATTTATCTTTTATCTTATCTTTTATTTTTTTTCTAAGAATAATTGATTGTTCTAGTTTTTTTTTTTTTTTGTTGTATGTTTCTTGTAATTCTTTTATTGCTTCATTATATGTTTTTTTTGATAATAGTTTAAACGAAGTACCTTTAAAATTAGGATACTCTGATTTTATTATTTTTGCTTTTTCATTAAAAGATAAATTTCTATTCCAAAAATGTTTATGAATTTTTTCTTTTTTTTCAAATAATTCAATAATTATTTTTTTTTTTTCTTCATTATTAATTGTATTTAAAAATTGTGTAAATTGGTTTTTTAGAGGAACATGTGTTTTATTTATTGGATTATCATTTCTTTTAAGATTAGATTGATAAATTTTACTAAATCTATTAAATTGATTATTATTTAGTAATTTTAATTCTTGTAATTTACTTAAATTTATACTTTCATTTTTGTGTACATTTTTCATTAATGTTTCAAATGCTTCTCTTGGTGTAATCTCACTAGAAATAATTGAATTCATAACTTTACTATTTTTACTACTATACATTTATATAATTTACTAATATAATTATTTTAATCACATTGACAAAATAAAAATAATTGATTATTTCAGTATCTTAAATTTCTAAAATTTGGTATATCTATAAGTTTTTATATGTTCAAAATATTTATTTAAAGTTTTAAATTTTTTCAATAATTTTTTAGCAGCAATATCCCAAACATTATAACAATAAAAATCTATACTAAATTTATCTTTATTTTTTAAATCAATATTATATGGATACATAAAAGGTTTATAACCAACATTAAGCTGTGCTTCATAATTACTATTATCATAATTTATATCGATTTTTGGATTTAAAAATAAAAATGCATCTTCAAATTTAGTTTCATCCAATTTATTATAATCCCAATCGGGAAAAATAGTATAATAAAATATATTTTCATCATTGGTATAATATTGTATTAAATCTAAAAAATATTTATTATAATTATTTAATAAATATAAACTTTTTTCCAAATAATATTTTTTAGGGCTAAATAAAAAAATATTTGCAGTTATTCCTCTTTTTATACCTTGTACTGGATACATTGTTCTATACATTGCTCTATTATATTTTGTAAAATAATAATCAATATTTTTCATTATTATAGTACTTGAATCATAACAAATTAATTTTTTATATTGGGTTAATCCTAAAACTAATAATTTTGTACAATAATATATCATATTTTTATATTGTGGATTATTAACATAAGTTACTTTATTACTTGATAATTTTAATATATCAATCCCTATAACAACATCATATATTTTTTTAATATCTTCTATTTCATTTTCTGTTAACCCTTGAAATTTTAGTATTTTATTACCATTTTGATCAATTTCATAATATGGATTATCTTGTACTAAACATATTATGTCATATTTACTTTTACAAATATATTTTATAAAATATCCGGATACTAATATTCCTGGTAAATATCTAGCATTTGCAAATATTATTGTTATATATCCATTTTCTGTTATTTTTTTAGGTTTTTTTAAGTATCTATAATATTTATCGTATATTATATTTTTATTATTTCTTTTAAATTTATTATTAAGATCATACATTTTTGGCATTATATTTTTATGATGTTCATTAACTTTTTCAACAATATTTTTATGATAAAAATCTGTCATATATAGTTATTTCATATAAAAAATTTACTAAATATATTTTAAATAATATATATGAAGATTCATCTCTATTTTCCGAAGTTTATATATAAATTCATTGTAGTATTTTCTTCATTTGTTCCATAAACTTACGCTAAAGCTCATGTTACTTTAAAATTTAGTATATCTGTAAGTTTTTATATGTTCAAAATATTTATTTAAAGTTTTAAATTTTTTTATTAATTTTTTAGCTGTTATATCCCATATATCATAACAATAAAAATCTATACTAAATTTATCTTTATATTTTAAATCAATATTATATGGATATATAAAAGGTTTATAAGCAACATTAAGTTGTGCTTCATAATTACTATTATCATAGTTCATATCAATTTGTGGGTTTAAATATAATAAAGAATCCTCAAATTTAGTTTCATCTAATTTTATATAATCCCAATCTGGAAAAATGGTATAATAAAATATATTTTCATCATTAGTATAATATTGTATTAAATCAGAAAAATATGTATTATAATTATTTAATAAATATAAACTTTTTTCCAAATAATATTTTTTAGGACTAAATAAAAAAATATTTGCAGTTATTCCTCTTTTTATTCCTTCTACTGGAAACATCGTTCTATACATTGCTCTATTATATTTTGTAAAATAATAATCAATATTTTTCATTATTATAGTGCTTGAATCATAACAAATTAATTTTTTATATTGGGTTAATCCTAAAACTAATAATTTTGTACAATAATACACCATATTTTTATAATGCGGATCATTAATATATGTTACTTTATTACTTGAAAATTTTAATATATCAACACCTATAACAACATCATATATTTTTTTAATATCTTCTATTTCATCTTTAGTTAATCCTTGAAATTTTAGTATTTTATTACCATCTTTATCAATTTCATAATATGGATTATCTTGAACTAAACATATTAAATTATTTTTACTTTTACATACATATTTTATAAAATAACCTGATACTAATATTCCTGGTAAATATCTAGAATTAGCAAATATTATTGTTACATATCCATTTTCCGTTATTTTTTTAGGTTTTTTTAAGTATCTATAATATTTATCGTATATTATATTTTTATTTTTAAATTTATCATTCAATTTATACATTATAGGCATTATTTTTGCATGATGTTTATTTACTTTTTCAATAATAATTTTATTATTTCTTTTGAATTTATTATTAAGATCATACATTTTTGGCATTATATTTTTATGATGTTCATTAACTTTTTCAACAATATTTTTATGATAAAAATCTGTCATATATAGTTATTCCATATAAAAAATTTACTAAATATATTTTAAATAATATACGAAGATTCATCTCTATTTTCCGAAGTTTATATATAAATTCATTGTAGTATTTTCTTTCACATTTGTTCCAGAAAATAACCATAAACTTACGCTAAAGCTCATGTTACTTTAAAATTTAGTATATCTGTAAGTTTTTATATGTTCAAAATATTTATTTAAAGTTTTAAATTTTTTTATTAATTTTTTAGCTGTTATATCCCATATATCATAACAATAAAAATCTATACTAAATTTATCTTTATATTTTAAATTATTATAACATAAAACTATATAAAGACAACGTAATAATATAATTTATAAAATGAAAAAACACAAACCAAAAGTAAAAGAGAAGAAAAATGAAGATGAAAATTTTGATTATATGAAAACAAATAAAGATAATTTTAAGAATATTTTGAAAGATAATTCTATACTACCAATTATTGATGATTTAGTTAATAGAACCAATAAAATTGTTATACATTCTTATCAATTTTTAAAGTTATTTTTAATTCATTTGTATGATAATAATCAAAATTTTCCTGTTATTGATAAAGAATATTTATGTGATATTTTTAAGATTTTAACTGTTAGAAATTGTGGTTCTGGAGGATATACTGATAAAAATATGCCTGAACAATTAAGAATTTTGACTGATTTTTATAATAATGTGTATTCTAAAACTATTTTTAATAATGAAATTATTTATTATGATAAATTAAGTTATATATTAGCATATGAAGCTATTGATATGACTACTAATATTAATAATAATATTCAAGAACATTTTATTAAACATCTTTATAAATATGTTAATATTGTTTTTAATATTAAAAATAAAAGTGATGAAATTACTAAAAATAATAAAGATAAACAAATTAGAAAAGAATTACATAAACAATTATATGATGAAATTAGTAAAGTTAAAAAAGATTTAATTTCTTTT